AGGTGCTACGGGTACTTCTGGGTCTATCGATGGTTTCATGACTCAATTGGCTGCTGACGCTGCTTTACCAACTGCTAACGAGGTTGCTGGTACTACTGTAACTGCTTCAAACGTTATTGTTGAGTTGGGGAAAATTGTTGACGCTATTCCTGCTACACTTTACGGACGTGAAGATTTATACTTATATGTTTCTCAAAACATTGCTAGAGCATACGTAAGAGCATTAGGCGGATTCGGAGCTTCTGGATTAGGTGCTAACGGTTCAAACGCACAAGGTACACAATGGTATCAAAACCTTTCTGATTTAACTTTTGACGGTGTAAAAATCTTTGTCGCTAACGGTTTAGCTTCTAACACTGCAATTGCTACAACTGCTGATAACTTATTTTTTGCGACTGGTTTAAATTCGGATTTGAACCTTGTGAAATTGTTGGACATGTCTGATTTGGACGGCTCAGAAAATGTAAGATTCGTTATGAGAGCGACTGCTGGAGTTGGTTACCATACAGTTGGAGACATCGTAACTTACGGAATTACTAACGCCGCAAATTAGTAACTAACTGATAATTAGTATTTAAGAGGGGAGGTTAAATGCCTTCCCTTTTTTGTTTAACAAATAAAATTTTAAAATTATGGCTTGTGATTTAGCAAACGGTAGAGCGGAGAGTTGTAAAGATGCAGTAGGTGGTATTGATATCATCTACATTGCAAACTTCAACCCAACAATGCAGAGTGATTTAACGTACGATGTAACGTCTACGGATATGATTACTGATGTAAATAATATTAGTAACCTTTACAAATTCTCTTTAAAAGGTAATAATTCTTTTGTACAAAAAGGTGTTTCTTCAAGAGAAAACGGAACAACGTTCTTTGAGCAAACATTAACTATTGACTTGAAAAAGCAAGACGTAGCTACTACTAAAATGGTAAAATTATTATCTTATGGTAGACCACACATTGTTGTAAGAAATAGACAAGGTCAATACTTTTTAGCAGGTTTGGAATTTGGAATGGACGTTACGGAAGCGACTATTGACAATGGAACGCAGATGGGTGATTTTTCTGGTTACAAGCTTACCTTTACGGGCATGGAGCGAATTCCTGCAAATCATTTGAATTGTTCAACAGAGGCAACTTTAGCGACTTTGTTTAGTTCTGCAACTGTAGTTACTTCTTAAAATTAACTATTACTACATTAAAAGGCTATCTTAATCGGTAGCCTTTTTTATTTTAACAAATTAATCATTTCAACGTTTTAAGATTATGATAGTTTTAAAAGAAATCGGTACGTCTCAAACGTTTAGTTTCATTCCAAGAAGTGATACTTACACAACTATGACTATAACGGATGAACAAACGAATGTGACCACTACGGTAGCCATTACAAGTTCAACGAATGTAAGCTATTACCATACGATTACAGCGACTTTCTCGCTTAAAGAGGAACATACATATAGATTAGAGGTTATAAACTCAACGACACCCGTTTATATTGATAAAATCTACTGTACTAATCAGACTATTTCAGACTACACAATAAATAAAGATACGTACACAAGTACAACAACATCAAACGACTTCATAATTTTAGATTAATGGATAACGAAAAAATACAAGTAATCAATTTAGCTGAATATAAAGCACCGATTATTAACGAAAGTACTCGTGAGGATTGGGTCGAATATGGCGAGGACAACAACTATTTCCAATTCTTAATTGATAGACACATAAATAGTGCTACAAATAACGCAGTAATTAACAATATTACAAGACTTATTTACGGTAAAGGATTGACTGCATTAGATGCTAATAAAAAGCCTAATGAGTTTGCTCAATTAATTACTTTGATTTCTTCGGATGATTTACGAAAAATCAGTGTTGAAGCGTATTTGTTAGGTCAATGTGCTATTCAAGTTCACTACGATAAGAAACGTACAAAGATATTAAAAGCGTATCATATTCCTGTTCAATTATTACGTGCTGAAAAGTGCAATGAAGATGGCGAAATTACGGGATATTATTATTCTGATAATTGGGAGGACGTTAAAAAATATAAACCTAAAAGATTAGATGCTTTTGGTTTTGGTAGTTCTGAAATTGAAATACTTTATGTTAAACCTTATTCGGTTGGCATGAAGTATTACTCAAACGTTACTTATACGGGTGGTTTACCTTACACTATAATGGAGGAGGAAATTGCTGAATATTTAATTAATGATGTTCAAAACGGGTTTTCGCCTACAATGGTTGTAAACTTTGTTGGAGGTACGGGAACAGAGGAGCAACGTAGACAAATTGAATCACAAGCTAACAAAAAGTTAACGGGTTCAAAAGGTAAAAAGATAGTTTACTCATTCAATAAAAACAAGGATAACGCTACAACAATAGAGTCTATTCCTTTAAACGATGCACCAAACCATTATCAATTCCTTTCAGAGGAATGTATGCGTAAAATTATGTTGGCTCATAACGTTACAAGTCCGTTAATTTTCGGTATTGCTACAAGTACGGGTTTTAGTTCAAACGCTGATGAATTGAAAAATTCACTTATTATCTTTGAAAATTTAGTTATTAAACCTTACCAAGAATTAATAACGGATGCAATAGCTAAAATTTTGGCAGTTAATGGAGTTAGTTTAAATTTAGAGTTTGTACCGTTACAACCTTTAGACGCTTCAGGAGAGTTAACAAATAACGATTCTAAACGAATTATAGACGGTATTAATAGTTTAAGTCCTTTAGTAGCTAATAAGGTGCTTGAATCAATGACTGCGAACGAGGTAAGAGCTTTAGTAGGTTTAGCACCTGAAACGGGGGGAAGTGATTTAAACCCAACAACGTTAAGTGAGCATAAAAGTGAACTTCAAGAAATTATTGATTTAGCAGAAGATGCAGACCAAGACGGTT